AAAGCAGCCAAGTGATGTGGTTGTATCGGCAATGATTGAATTAATAAAAAGACATAAACCACTTATTTGGTGGGCAGAAAAAGGACATATTTCAAAGGCAATTGGGCCGTTTCTAAGGAAAAGAATGTTTGAGACGAGGACACATTGCAGGATAGAAGAAGTGACTCCAGTTGCAAATAAAGTCCAGAGATCACAGTCTATGATTGGCAGGATGGCAATGAAAAAGGTGTTTTTTCCAAAGGTTTCATCCTGGGGAATACGAGCTGTAGATGAATTATTAAAATTTCCTAATGCCAGGCATGATGATTTCGTTGATACACTCTCATGGATTGGAATGGGACTTGGAGAACTGAATGCCCCAAGGGGGTATATACCAAAAGATAATTTCCCTAAAGTTGGAACAATGGCTTGGGTGAAATGGGATACACAATTAAGGGAACGACAAAGTTCATACTCACAAACAGGCGGTTTTTAAATGGCAGAATTTGAAGAAGAAATGGAGTTGGCAGATCCTACTGAAAAGGAGGAGATTCCAGAACCCACTCAGCGAAGACAGGCACTTGTAAGTAAATTGCAGTCTCAAATAAAGTCTGCAAAGAAGTTCCACGAAAAAGCCTTTAAACAGATGAAAAGTGACATGGAGGCAGTATTCCAGGGCTTTTCGGACACAGGCTGGGATGATGATAAGTACGTTGCAAATCTGCTTCAAAGACACGTTCACCAGAGAACGGCTGCACTATATGCCAAGAACCCAAAGCCTGTTGCTTCCAGGAGAAAACGTCTGGATTATCAGCTATGGGATGAAGATCCAATGTCCCTGGCAAAAGCATTTAGTGAGGTGGATGCTGCAACCAAGAATAATGTTCCACCTGGGCCACAAGCTCAACAGTTGGTACAGGAATTTAATGAAGTTAAGGAGAACCGAAGGCAACTGGATAAGGTTTCAAAATCCCTGGAGCTGCTCTTTGATTACTATATGAATGAGCAGAGGCCAACTTTCAAAAGCCAGATGAAAGCAATGGTCAGGAGAGTTATTACAACCTCTGTAGGTTTCGTCAAGGTTGGTTATCAAAGGGAGATGGACAGGATGCCTGAAGTCTCTGCAAAAATGAGTGATGTCCAGACCCAAGTTGACCATTTGAGGCGATTATCAACAGGAGTGCAAGAGGGAGATTTTACTGAGGATTCACCAGAAATGGAGGAGTTACTGCTTTCGTTGCAGTCATTGGAGGAAGAACCATTGGTAACTATCCAGGAAGGACTTTTGTTTGACTTTCCTGAGTGTGACTCAATTATTGTGGATCCAATGTGCAGACAATTAAGGGGATTTGTGGGAGCAACCTGGGTGGCACATGAGATGTTCCTTTCTTCAAATGAGGTTAATGAAATTTATGGAGTTGATATTGAAAAGGACTATCTGCAATATGATTTAAAGGGAAGAGTCTCTTCTGGTAAAGATCATTACAATATGATATTTGAGAACCATGAGGGTATGAATGCAGAGGATATGAGAGAAGGACTTGCCCTGGTATGGGAAATTTATGATAAGAGTGCAGGGTTGATGTATGTGGTCTGTGATGGTCATAAGGATTTTCTACTGGAGCCAGCAGCTCCACCGATCCGGTTGGAAACATTCTGGCCCTTCTTTTCACTAACATTTAATGAGATTGAACACAAAGACCAGCTTTATCCTCCATCGGACATCAAGTTATTGAAACCGATGCAAGCCGAATACAACAGGGCAAGGCAGGGGCTGAGAGAACATAGACGAGCAAACAGGCCAAAGTATGTTGCACCAGCAGGAATGTTGGAGGAATCAGATAAGGAAAAACTACGGAATCCTGCTGCAAATTCAGTCCTGGAACTGCAAGCTCTTGCATCTGGTCAGAAAGTAGATGATGTACTGCAACCAGTAAAACAGATTGGTATTGACCCAAATCTGTATGAAGTAAAGACTATATTTGATGATGTCCAGTTGGTCGTAGGTCAACAGGAAGCTACTTGGGGGCAAATATCGAAAGGTACTGCAACTGAGACTAGCATCGCTGAATCGAGCAGGATGAGTGCCATTGGTGCTAATATTGACGATCTCGACTCATTTATGAGCGAAATAACCAGAGCAGCTGGACAGGTTCTACTACTAGAGATGTCTCCAGAAGAAGTTAAGAAAATAGTTGGGCCAGGTGCATTGTGGCCTGAGTTTTTGCGAGAAGATGTTTTAAATGAAATTTACCTGGAAATTGAGGCAGGTTCAACTGGCAAACCCAATAAAGCTGCTGAACTGCAAAATATTGAGCGTATAATTCCCTTCTTGATACAAATACCGGGTATTGATCCTAAGTTCCTTGCAAAAGAGTTGCTGAAACGTCTTGATGACAAAATGGATGTTAATGAAGCAATTGCAGAAAACATCCCAAGTATTGTAGCCCAAAATATGGCACAAGGTGGGAAAGCAAACGTACAGCGAGGGGGAGAATCCCCTGAAGCTCAAGGTGGTAAGGGTGGTGGAAACGCTCCCAAACCAAAAGTGGCAGGTCGCAGATTGGGGCCGCCAAAGTAATTTTAGAATTATTAGGAAAGCCGTTGTTATATGAAGGACGGCTATCCTAATAATTCTTAACCCTTAACAAAGGACGTAATATGGCTGAAGAAGAGCTAATCGAACAGGACTCGTCCTCCAGTTCAGAAGAAGTACAAGCAGACGAGTCTTCCCCTGTGGAAGAAGAAGTGTCATCGTCAGACACTACGGAAGAAGTACCGGAGGAAACTGAGACTTCCTTAATGGATGTTGTGCAAGATGCAATGCCCAAAGAAGAAGAGGTGGTAGCAGAACCCGAAGAGACAGCTTCTGAAGAGATTAAATCTGAAACGGAAGTAGAAGCACCAGTTGTCGATTCAGATGATTGGTCGGATGTTCCGTTTAATAAACATCCTAGATTCAGAAAGCTCATTGCCGAAAAAAATGAGTTAAAAAAACTTTCGGAAAAATTCCAGGGTGATTCAGTACAGTATGGGAAGATTGCGGATTTTATAGCTGAAAACAACCTAACTGCCGAAGATGCAGCAGAAGGGTTTAGGCTCATGGCTCAATTGAGAAATGATCCAAATGAGGCTTATAATTTACTCCAAGGTCATTTGAATACTGTTAGTGAATTAACTGGAAGAACACTACCGGAAGACATTCAGGGTAAACTGGATGACGGCTATCTGGATGAAGATGCAGCGAAGGAGTTAAGCCAAGCCAGGGCTACTGTACAACGTGAGCAGTCTCTGCGAGAAGAATCACAGAAACAAGCACAGGTTGTCGATAAGCAAACCAGGCAAAATAAAGCCCAAGCTCAGTTACAACACTTAACAAAAGTTGTAAAGGATTGGGAGGCAACAACAAAAAACTCTGACCCGGATTTTAGTCTTAAACAAGATGAGATTAATGACCGAGTGGCAGCTTTGGTTAATGAAAGGGGTAGACCTGTAACATCTCAGGAGGCTTTAGGTATCGCTAATGATGCTTATACTGCTGTGAATGAACGCTTCAAGTCTCGTATTCCTTCTAAGCAACCCATTCGGACATCAACAGGAGGTAGACTCGGTGGAACTCCAAAGGCAGAACCTTCGACTATGCGTGAGGCAATTGCCCAGGCATTATCAAAAGGGGAAGCTGCATAAGTTTCATCATAAATTATAACTACAGTTTCATTATATCCTTAGATACTGAGGATAGAATAAAACTGTTCTCATAGGAGAACAAAATGGCAGCACTAACTGCTGCTGAACTGGCAAATGTTGCAAATGCAGCCCTTGATTTTTATATAGACAAGGGAACTGTATATGCTAATTCTCTGCAAGACAAACCACTCCTTGCCCAAATGGAAAAGAGCAGCAAAACTTTTCCAGGTGGTAAGGGAGATGTCAGTTTAGCAGTAAAAGGAGCATACACAACTACAGTTGCAGGTTATACTGGAACAGATACAGTAACGTATGCGAATCCTGCAAATATTGAACGAGTTGCTTACACATGGGCAGAACATCACGCTGGTATTTCGGTTACATTTACCGAACTCAAGCATGATGGGATTGTCGTTAATGATTCAACCACAGGCGAAGCAACCTCATCTAACTCTGGTAGAGAAGCCACAATGCTGGCAAATCTGTTGGAGGACAAACTTGATGATATGATGGAAGGTTATTCAAGAGGCATGAACACTCTGCTTTACGGAGATGGCTCAACAGCCAACTCTCTCAAGGGGATCCGTTCCATGATTTATGATGTACCTGGTGCAATAGGTGTAACAGTTGGCGGTTTAAATACCAATACAAATACTTGGTGGCAGAATCGGGCAAATGTTGCAATTGCAAACACAGCCGGTGGTTCAGAACTTACTGACCTTCTCCATACGGAGATTCGGCAACTACGCAGATTTGGAGGAAAACCCTCTATAGCTGTATGTGGCTCTGATTTCCTGGACAGGCTTGGTGATGAACTGAGAAGTAAGGGTAATTATACCCAAACAGGTTGGTCTGGTGGGGGTAAATCCACAGACATTTCAATGGGTGAAATTCATTATGGAGGAATAAAGTTCCAGTATGATCCATCCTTGGATGACCTGGTAGTTTCTGGGAAAAACCCAGACAAACGTTGTTACATTATTGACCCTAGCAAATTGTATATTCATTACATGGCAGGGGAGAAAATGAAACGGCATTCTCCGGCTCGTCCAGCAACAAGTTACGTTCTTTATAGAGCGATTACAACTACTGCTGTACTTTGTGCGAGTCAGTTAAATTGTCATGGTGTTTACGAAATAGCGTAACCCTTTGGCTTAAACAGGCAGCTCTTCGGGGCTGCCTTAACTTTAATAAAAAATAGAATATGGAAAATATTTATCGTTGCAATGTGGCTCTCAATGGTGATGTAAGACACGTTATTAGTAAAGACGGAGTAACAGTCCCTGAACTTTCAATGCTCCGTAGTATGCACAGTCCCAGCTCAGTAACATTAATTACGTTGACAGGCAAGGACAAGTATGATTCGGAAAGTGAACGTGACAGGTTAGGTAAAATTTATACAGATATAAAGGTGCAGGAAATTTTTGGCCCCTATGGTGATTTGCCTATGGATATTAAGAAATTAAGAATTGACGATGGATGTATGCTAAAGGGTGAACCAATAGGAACATTCCCAAAAGGTAAAAAAACTGAAGCAAAAGAAGAAGCAGTAACAGGTTAATTATGGCTCGTAACACAACCCTACAAGTATTGTTGGATGACCTGAGAGCAGAAGCAGGTCATTCTGTCCAGGCTAACTTAGGTCAGGCAACAGAAACAATGATGTTGACTCTCCTTAACCGGGTACAAAGGCGGTTGTGGGAGGACTTCAGTTGGCCTTTCCTGCATACAAAGTAAA